GGCGCCGATCGCTGGGACGAGGCGACCTGGCGGCGGCTGGAAGCTCAGGCCGGGGTGGAAACCCGCCTGGCGCCCCCGCCTGTCATCGCGACTGAACCGGTGTCGCCCACCCCGGTGAAAGCCGGAACACCAACCACGCCGCGGCGGAAACGCCGGGCTTACACACCGAACTTCATGAGGGACTGAGATGGATCTGGAACGGATGCGCGCCCTGTTAGCCGCGCTGCAGGAAGCGCGTTACGCGGGCGTCCGCTCGGTCAGCTATGACGGCAAATCGATCAACTATGGGTCGGACGCCGAACTGGCGAACGCGATCAGCGATCTGGAAACCCGTATTGCCACCGCCACCTCGCGCACGCCGCGTCGCCGCCGCTGGGGCACCGTGGCCTCGAAAGGGCTGTGACCGATGGGTTTTGACGCCTTCCGTCAGCGCATTGGCAGCATCCTTGGCGGGTTTGACGCGGCGCAAGCCCATCGTCGCCTCCGGGGGTTCCGCGCCAGCCGCGCGCATGTGAACACGCTGATCGCGGCATCGGGCGACACCATCACCGCCCGCGCCCGCTGGCTGGTGCGCAACAACGGCTATGCGGCAAACGCGGTGGAAAGCTTCGCCAGCAATGTCGTCGGCGATGGCATCAAACCTTCGTCGACCATTGCCGACGCTGCCATCAAGGAAACCCTTCAGGCGCTGTGGCTGGCCTGGACAGATGATGCCGACGCCGAGGGGCTGACCGACTTCTACGGGCTGCAGCGGCGCGCGGCGCGCGAAGTGTTCCTGTCGGGCGAAGTGTTCCTGCGCATCCGGCCGCGCCGCGCCGAGGACGGTCTGACCGTGCCGCTGCAACTGCAGATGCTGCCCGCAGAAATGCTGCCGCTCGACATGAACCGCACCCTGCCCGGTGCGGGGCTGATCCGGCAGGGGATCGAGTTCGACGGTATCGGCTGCCGCGTCGCCTATCACTTCCTGCGCCGCCACCCCGGTGATCTGACCGAACCCGGCCTCGCGGGCGAAACGGTGCGCGTCCCGGCTGGCGATGTGATCCATGTGCTGGACCCGGTAGAAGCAGGCCAGCTGCGCGGCGTGTCACGGTTTGCGGCTGCCATCGTGAAACTGTTCACGCTGGATCTTTACGACGACGCGGAACTCGAGCGCAAAAAGATCGCGGCGATGTTCGCGATGTTCATCACCTCGCCCGCCCCGGAAACGCCGCTGGAACCGACCGAGGAGGACCTCGAGGTCGAACCCGGACAGGTGGTGCGGCTCGACCCGGGTGAGGATGTCTCGACCCCGGCCACACCAGACTCGGGCGGCACCTACGAGCCGTTCCAGTACCGCACCCTGCTGCAGATCGGCGCCGCGCTGGGCATCCCCTATGGCTATCTCACCGGCGACACCGCGAAGGGCAACTTCTCCAACACGCGGATCAGCCTCATTGAGTTCCGCCGCCGCATCTCGGCCTGGCAGCATGGGGTGCTGGTCTACCAGCTCTGCCGCGCGGTCTGGGTGCGCTGGATGGACACGGCTGTGTTGTCGGGTGCGCTGGACCTGCCGGGATATGACGGCCAGCGCCGCCAATATCAGGCCTGCGCCTGGTTGCCCACGAAATGGGACTGGATTGACCCGATGAAGGATGCCTCGGCGGAAATCCTGCAGATTGAAGCTGGCCTCAAATCCCGCACCCAGGCCATATCCGAGCGCGGCTATGACGCCGAACAGGTCGACCGCGAAATCGCCGCCGAGCGCAAACGCGAGAAGGCGCTGGGCCTCGATTTCCGCCGCCCGGGGTCGCCCGCGCAGGGGCCGGTTGGGGCCAAGGGCGGTGACGAGGCCCAACAGGACGACACGCCAGACGGCGATGCGCCGGAAGACACCGATGGAAAACCTGACGCCAAGGAGCGCGGATGATGCACCACGCCCAGATCGCCCAGCGGGCCTTCAACACCCCGTTGATGGTCGAGCCCGCCAAGGCCCTCGCTTTCCTCTCGGGCCTCGGGCCACGCATCACCGGGCGCGAGATCAGCTTTGCAGGGCTGGAGGTCGACGCGGCGGATCAGGCCGCGGCCGCCCTGCCCGCCCGCGCCTCGCTTTTTGGCAATGACCTCGCTCAGCGCCATCAGCAAAGCGGCGGGCGGCCTTTTGCCATTATCGACGGCATTGCGGTGATCGAGATTGCGGGCACGCTGGTGCATCGTGGCGCGTGGATCGGGCAGTCCTCTGGGCTGACCTCTTACGAGGGCATCGCCGCCCAATTGCAGGCCGCGCTCGCCGATCCTGCCGTGCGGGGCATCGCCTTGG